GCGCCGACGCTCGGGATGGCGAACAATCCTCAGTGGAACGAGCTGCATCGTCGGCTGCTGATGCCCGAGCCGACCACGGCCGAGGCGAAGGCGTGGGCGGGATGGGGAACCGCCCTGAAGCCGGCGCACGAGCCGATCGTGCTGGCGAGAAAGCGGGTCGGCGAGCGCTCGGTCGCAGCGAACGTCCTGAAGCACGGGACCGGCGGGCTCAACATCGAGGCGTGCAGGGTCGGGACCGACGTGCTGCCTGGCCAGCGCTCGGGCGTGTCGCAGATGTTCACGGGCCTCGACGGCGTCGGCCCCGACGCCGTGACGCCCGACCGCAACGGCCGCTGGCCGCCCAACATCCTGCTGACGCATTCGCCGGCCTGCGGCGAGACGTGCGAGTCCGGATGCCCGGTGCGCGTGATGGATGAGCAGAGCGGGGAGAGCCGGACGCCCGAGACGGTCACGCGCGGCATCTCGGGACGTGTCGAGAGGCTCGTGCTGCCGAGCGGACAGCGCGAGGCCGACGTTCCAAGCTACGGCGACACCGGCGGCGCCTCGCGATTCCTCCCGATCTTCCGCTGGGAGCCGAGCGAATTCGATTTTCTCTACTGCGCGAAGCCGTCCTCGAGCGAGCGCGACCAGGGCTGCGACGCGCTGCCCGCCGCGACGCCCGACGAACTGACCGGACGCAAGGCCGGGAGCGCGGGCCTGGTGATGCAACACACCGACGGCTCGGCCAAGGCGAATCCTTACGCGGGAACCAGCGGCGCGAGCCCTAGGCGCAACGTTCACCCGACCGTCAAGCCGGTCGCCCTCATGGGGTGGCTCGCGCGTCTCCTGACGCCTCCTAGCGGCCTCGTGCTCGATCCGTTCGCCGGCAGCGGGACAACCATCCTCGGAGCCATGCGCGAGGGCTTCGATGTCGTCGCGTTCGAGCTGGACCCGGTCTACGCCGCGACCGCCAGGGCCCGGGCCGACGCCGACATCCGCGGCGGCCTGTTCGAGCGGCTCGCGCGCGATGCCGACGCATCGCCTCCGCGCGGTGAAAAGCAAGGGGGGCTCTTCGCGTGATCCAAGATGCGCGACTTACGGGAGCCAGCGCGACTCTGCAGAAACCTGTTTCTGCAACCTGGCAGAAACCACCTCGACTTGGCAAAAACTCGACTTTGCGACTTGGCAAAAACCTCCCCCCTAGTACCCCCTGTTCGAGGGTTTTTGCAGAGTCGCTCGAGATGACGACTCTGCAGAAACCCGTCGGGCTCGACGCCCTAGGGTTTCTGACAGAGTCGATGAGGATGCTCGGCCTGCGGGCCTCGCGACGAGCACCGACATGAAAAGAAACGACTCAGCGAGGAGCGGAGAGACTCGAGGCTCGATGTCGGACCCTCGCGGTAGCCTCGGGTCGTCGTGGCCGTGGGGGCCGGCCGGCCCGCTCGGTCGTCGCAACGACGCGCGGCGGCCGACCGGCACCACCGCTCCGGTGCCGAGTCGGCGCAGCGCACGACCGAAAGGAGCGGACCATGAACAACGGACCGAACGGCGGCACGAACATCCAGCAGCGCGCGCTCGAGGGCGAGCGGCAGCGCGTTCTCGAGGAGCTGCGCGCGCAGCCGACCTCCGCGCAGCTCGACGCGTTCTCCGATGCCGTCGCCGAGCGCTTCAGGTTCGTCGACGCCGCGCTCGCAGGCATCGCGACGAGCCTCCCCGGCCAGCTCGACGCGGTCGGCAGCCGGCAGGCGCAGCTCCAGGACCAGGCCGACCGGGCCCTCAACGTGGCCGTGAGCATCGCCAAGCGCCTTGACCAGCTCGAGGCGCGCATGGGCTCGCTCTCGACCGAGCGCGGCGCCGTCGGTCTCGCGGTCGGCAAGCTCGGCGAGAAGCTCGACGCGCTCGGCGGGAAGCTCGAGGACCGCGTGCTCACGCTGCACCAGCAGCTCGGCCAGAAGCTCGACGCGGTCGAGAAGGCCGTCGCGACGCCCGACGACTTCGCCACCATCCACAAGCGCATCACCGAGATCCTGGCGCGGTTTTCGCGCCTCGACGCGCTCGAGGGGCCCGCGGCCGTGGTCGCGGTCGAGCACGCGCCGCCCTCGCGCGCGCCGATGAAGACCCCGTTCGCCAAGGCGAAGTCCGCGGTCCTGGCGATCCTGCAGAAGGCGAACGGCTGCTGGGTCGCGGCGACCGCGTTCGCCGTCATCTGCGCCGAGCTGAATAAGGTCTACGACGCGCGCGGCAACAACAACAAGCGCAGCCACGTGACGCCCACGCAGCTCGTGCGCTCGCTGCGCGACCAGGGCGAGGTCATCGAGATCGGCGACGAGATCCTGGCGAACGCGGGCGATGCACCGGCCGACTCGTTCCGCTGGGTCAAGCACGACGAGGGCTACCGCGAGCGTATGCTCGCGAAGAAGCGGAAGGGCACGACCGCGCGATGAGCCGGCGGCCCGAGGACCAGGTCCACGCGGCCGCGCTGCTGCCGCTGCTCGCGCGCCAGCGCATCGCCGAGATGCCGACCGAGGCGCCCGACGGCGACAAGCTCGTCGAGTGGCTCCGCTGGCTCAACCAGCACGAGCCCGACGAGCGCAAGGCCGCGGTCTCGCGGCCGCCCTGGAAGACCTACCGGATGCGCCTGCTCGACGTCCCGGGCGAGCCGATCGTCCACCGCCTCGCGCGCATCGTCGCGCTCGACAAGGGCTCGATGGACGGCGGGCCCATCGAGATCCGCGCGATGTGCTACGTCGAGGAGCCGTTCCCGCACTACGTGATGTGCGTGCCGCTCGACGCGCTCGAGGAGGTCGCCTGATGCCCGGCTGGTCGACGTGCCCGCACGGCTACCGCGTCGAGCAGGTCGCGCCCGACCCCGAGCGGCCTTACGAGGTCGAGGACGTCGCGCCGACCTGCCCGCTCTGCGAAGGTCGGCCGTGCTCGACGCGCTACGTGCGCTGCGCGGGCGCGCCGCTGCGCGGCAGCAGGCTCGCGCGCGGCGAGGAGACGCACCCGTCATGACGCTCGACCTGGAGCATCTGCGGAAGCTGGTAGCGGGCGCGATCGTCGCACACATCGCGGAGGTGGAGAGGCTGCGCGCCACCGAAGCCGTAGCGGGCGCGATCGTCGCACACAACGGCGACCCGCTCGCCCGCGCCGAGGCCGCCGAGAAGGAGCGGGTCGCGCTCAATCGGCAGGTTGAGCAGTTCGTCACGACCGCCAATGACGTTGCGATGCGCGTTGGAGCGCTCATCCGCGAGCGGGACGAGCTTCGAGAGCGCCTCCGCGCCGCCGACGCCTTCGCGCTTGAGCAGGAGAAGGAGATGGACTCCCTCGAAGCCGAGCGCGACGCGCTCAAGGCCGAGGTCGAGCGGCTCAGGAAGTGGCTTGAGCAGATCGAGTCCACGGTCTTCGACGGTGCGGTCCTGGCTGACGTTCGCGTTCAGGCGGCTGTGCGTGCCGCCCTCGCGGGGGAGGCCGCGCCGTGATGCTCGTCGTCGGGCCCGACCCCGACCCTCGGCTCATGGCGCGCGCGCTCATCGTCGGCGCGTCGGTCCGGCGCGCCGGCCTGGTCCAGCGCGACGCGCAGCGCCTCGCCGACGCGATCATCGACATCGCCAGAGCCTCGCGCGACCCCTTCGCCGTCATCGATGCCTACCGCGGTCGCGTGGCGCCGTGACGCCCGCGGACTACCGGCGCATCCTCTCGGAGGAGTGCAGCGAGGCCGACTGGCGCGAGGTCGTGCGACGCGCGGTCGACGACGCGACCCGAGCGAAGCGCGGCGGCGACCGTGCCCGCGCGCGCCGCTGGCTGTCTGATCTTCTCCTCGGCGAGCCCAAGTCGTCGGCCGTGAACGTCCTGGCGGTCGGAGGCACTACGCATGTCGGACCCGCGCTCGATGTTGGTCGACTCCTCGCAGACCCCGTGGCCTGCAGGGCTGCCGTCGCTCTCCTCGAGCGACTTCGCCCGATCGAGCCCGGGGGCGTTCGCCTGGCTGGCGAGCCGAGGCGCCTGGACACCGGCCCGTCACCTGACACGCCTGGTGGATGAGCTGCTCGAGGTCGCGGCCGGCCGCACGCAGAAGCTCGCGGTCTCGATGCCGCCGCGCCACGGCAAGAGCGAGCTCGTGTCGCGCTACCTGCCCGCCTGGTGGCTGGGCGTGAAGCCGAACGACCGCGTCATCCTCGCGAGCTACGAGGCGTCGTTCGCGGCGACCTGGGGGGCGAAGGCGCGCGACGCGCTCGCCGAATACGGGCCCGATCTCTTCGGCGTCGGCGTCAGGACCGACTCGCGCGCGTCCGACGCGTGGCGCACGGCCGCCCCCTACGAGGGCGGGATGTTCGCGGTCGGCGAGGGCGGTCCGCTCACCGGCAAGGGCGCGAACCTGCTCATCCTCGACGACCTCGTGAAGAACGCGGAGGAGGCCGCGTCCGAGGCACACCGCGAGCACGCATGGGACTGGTGGCGGTCGACCGCCAGGACGCGTCTCGAGCCGGGCGGCCGCGTCATCGCGATCGGCACGCGCTGGCACGAGGACGACATCATCGGCCGCATCCTGCGCGAGGCACAGGCCGAGGGCGAGCCGTGGCGCATCCTGAACCTGCCCGCGCTCGCCGAGGACCTCGACCCGCTCGGACGGATGCCCGGCGAGGCGCTCTGGCCAGCCCGCTACGATGCCGCCGCGCTCGATCGCATCCGGCGCGAGGTCGGCGCCTACTACTGGGCTGCGATGTATCAGGGCAGGCCCGCGCCGCTCGAGGGCGGTCTGTTCAAGCGGGCATGGTTCCGCTACCAGGACCCTCCGGCCGACGGGCTGCTCCGGTTCGCGGCGGTCGACCTCGCGGCCTCAACCAAGCAGACCGCCGACTACACCGTCGTCCTGGTGCTCGGGCTGCGCTCGGACGGCACGATGTTCGTGCTCGACGTCATCCGTCGGCGGCTCGAGGGACCCGAGATCATCTCGACGCTCAAGGCGACGTGCCGGAAGCATGGGCTCGTCTTCGTCGGGGTCGAGAAGGCCGGATTCCAGCTCGCGCTCATCCAGATCGCGCGCGCCGAGGGAATCCCGGTCCGCGAGCTGGAGGCCGACAAGGACAAGGTCGCGCGCGCTCTCGCCGCGACCCCGTTCGTCGAGGCCGGCCGCGTCATCTTCCCGAAGGCCGCACCGTGGCTCGGCGAGCTGGAGCAGGAGCTGCTCGGCTTCCCGAACGCGACCCACGATGACCAAGTCGACGCCCTTGCCTACGCGGTCCGGCTCGCGTCGCAGATGCTCACGCTCTACGACCCCGTCCCACCGGCGCAGCGCGCGCAGGCTTCGCCGATCGAGCGGAACGGACTGCGCAGACCGGAGGGCTGGCGCTGATGGGCGACTACGCGGCGGGCCGCGCGTCGAGCGAATTCGAGGGCAGGTCCTCGCTCACGGTCGACGACTTCCTGCAGTTCACGTGCGCCGTCAACCTGAGCTGGGCCGATGTGAAGAAGCTCCAGGCCGAGATGCTCTACGAGCGCAAGCAGTCGGAGAACGCGCGCCGCTGGCTCGGCTCGCACCTGGGACAGCGCGTGACCGACGCGGTCGAGGACGTGCTGAGGCGCGAGGGCATCGCGCCGTGGCTGCCGAAGAAGGAGGCGAGGTAGATGCCGATGCCGATGACCGAGCAGACCATCGAGCGGCTGCGCCGCTGGCTCACCGGTCGATGAGCCAGCAGCTCCGATGTTCGTGCGGCCGCATCTGCCGCTCGCCCGCCGGCCTCGCCAGTCACCGCAGGCTCTCGGGCTGCACCGACGAGCGCAGCGGCTACCCCGAGCGCAACTACGCGACGATCGGTCGGCCGCCGACGCCACCCGATGCCGACGCACCGGCGAAGCCGCGGAAGGGCGAGGCGCGTCGCACCATAGTGCTTGACTTGGAGACGCCGCCGCTGACGAGGCGCAAGGTCCTGGACGTCATCCTCATCGTCGAGAGCCTCGCGCGCGCCGCGCGCACGGTGCATGATGCGCTGCCGGAGGCGTAGCGCATGGGCTGCCTTGTCGAGGGTCGTTGCTGCTTCCATCCGTTCCGCGGTCGCGTCGTCGGGCTCGTGATACCGCCCGGCCACGTCGTCGAGGCGTGCTGTCGGTGCCCGGCGAAGCGAACCGTACACCTCCTGCGGTCCAGCGAGACCACGCGAGTGAAGACATGATCGAGGACGAGATGTGCGTCCGGTGCCGCGAGCGGCGCGCCTCACAGACCGAGACCGAGCGCGTGACCGAGGACCTGGACTGCGCGCTCATCGCGCTGCGCGACACGATGCCCGAGCCCGACGTCGACTCGATCATCGAGGGACCGGCGGGCGTCCGCGCGTTCGTCGCCCGCCACCCCGAGAGCAACATGCGGATGCACGCGCGCGAGGTCCGGGCTCTGCTCGCCTGGTGGGACGCGCGCAAGCCGTGAGCGACGACGAGAGCAGGCGTATCGCCGAGCGTGCGGAGAGCGACTACGCGCGAAGCGTGCTTCTCGCTCGTGCCGAGATCGAGAAGTTGCTGTGACCGAGGACGACGACATGCGCCGCATGGAGCGCGGCGCCCGCACCGGCGACCTCGTCTCGATGCGCCGGCTCGCGCTGATCCGCGCGCACCTCGGTCGCGGACACCCGCCGCTCGACGTCGATCCGAGTCGGCTGCGCGCGCGGTGGAAGCGCGTGTACCTCATGACGGCTCTCGGAGAGCCGATCGAGTACCGCGAGTCGCGCGCGCACGTCTCGACGCCGATCTGGTTCGAGTACCACGCGACGCCGTGCGTGAACTTCCGATGGAACGACGGACCGAACACCGGCGAGATCCGGCCGTTCTCGCGGATTCAGCGCATGGTCATGTTCTCTCCGTTCGGCACCGTCCACGCACCCGCTCACCTCGCTGAGTTCCGGAACGAGTCGGGCGATCCGATCTACCTCGGCGCGATCGTCGGGCTTCGGCAAGACGGGACGCTCGGCCCCGCTCAGGCCGGCGACACGCCGCTCGGGCGGGTGGTCGAGGTACGGGCCAACGGGAACATGGTCGTCTCGATTCATGGATTTACGCGGCGCACGAACGAGGCCACGCTTCGACCGTGGCGGTCTCCGCCCACGCTCGACGAGATCGGCCACGATCTGCTCAGCGCGATCGACGTCGCGCGCACCTTCACCGACGGACCTCCGCCGAGCGATTGAACTAGCCGCAGGCTTCGCCTAGCGTGCGCGCATGGCCGACGCGTCGGGCGGGCTGTACTTCTCGCTGCTCGGGAACCTCTCGAGCTACCTGTACGCGCAGGCTCTCACGACCGCGCTGGCGCAGCAGCGCACCTGGGACCCGAGCTACGCGCTCCGCCAGGACGTCGAGATCCTCGAGAAGCTCTCGCGCGACGCCGTCACGTCGCACGCGCTCCGATACCGCCGGCTGCTCATCGCCGGGACCGGCTGGTTCCTCGAGCCCGCGAGCGCGGACCCGAAGGACCTGAAGGTCGCGGAAGTCCTGACCGGCCTGCTCGAGGAGCTTCCGAGCTTCGGGCTCGCCATCTACAACCTGACCGAGGCCGAGGTCGCGAGCGCCCGCTACGCGCGCCTCTACTGCGACGACGACCAGGCTCTCGAGCTTGCGGACGAGCCGCCGATGTTCTGGGTCAGGCCGACCGCGCTGCAGGACGTCGACAAGCGGCGGTTTCTGCAGCAGCGCATCGACCGCGGCGACACCGACCCGAAGGACACGAAGGTCTACGGGAAGGACGGCGCGCTCCAGCTCCAGCAGACCGTCGAGCACCGGGTCGACTACCCCTGGTCGTTCTGGCGGCCGAACCAGCGCGCGTGGGTCGACGCCGAGACCCTCGACGAAGATGCCGACGCACCGATCAAGCAATGGGTCTCGCACATCGTCGACAACGCCGAGAACTTCCTCGGCTACGGCCACGGCCTCGCCGACGACCTCTACCACTACGTCTGGATGAAGGAGCAGCTCCTCCAGTACGTGCTGGCGTGGTGCGAGCGATGGGGCCAGGGCGGATTCCTCGTCGCGAAGGTCGAGACGCTGGTGGGCGGGCAGCTCTCGGCCGAGAACTACACGAAGCAGCGCGACCAGATCATCACCGACCTCAACGCGATGAGGTCGCGCAACGCGCTGGCGGTCCCGACCACGCAGGAGGTCCAGGTCCTCGAGCCGCAGGCCGCGAACGTCGCGTTCGTGATGGAATGCGTCCGCTACTGCGACGAAGGCATCACGCGGCTCTGCCTCGGCTCGATCCTGCCGACCGGAGGCAGCGAGGGCACCGGCTCGCTCGCGCGCGCGAAGGAAGAGGCGACCTCGACCGCGCTGATGGTCGCGCACGGTCGCATGTTGCTCGAGGAGGACCTGACCCGCGACCTCGTGCGCGTCCTCTGGAAGCTCAACGCGGCAAACTGGGAGATCCTCGGGCTCGAGGGTCGGCGGCCGTCCAAGTTCAAGATCCGCCAGGAGCGCGAGTACGACCCGAAGCAGGAGGTCGACTCGGCCATCGCGTTGGTGCAGGCCGGCATCCCGATCCTGAAGAAGGAGCTGTACTCGCGCATCAAGTACTCGATGCCGCTGCCCGGCGATGACGTGTTCGAGCAGCAGCAGCCGGCGGGCGTGGGGCTCGGCGACCTCGCCAAGACCCTAGACCCGTTCGCGCCGTCTCCGATGGACGCGCAGCAGGAACAGCAGCCGCCCGGGAAGGGCGCGCCGAAACCGAAGCCGCCGGCACCGACGCCGTCGGCCAAGAACGGAACGCAGAAGCCGCAGCCCGCGGCGAAAGGATAGGAGACAAGCATGTTCGCCAAGCTGAAGACGTTCCTCGTGTCGTTCCTCGCCGCGCTCCTCGCGCTCGGCGTGCTCCACGTCATGACGCCCGCGCCGGTCGAGGCGAAGGGCTGGGCCGTGGGCGGCCCGGTCCGGCCGATGCCGATCGCGATGATGGGCCCGCGCATCTTCCCGGCCTACCCGCTCGGCCCCGGCTCGCTTCAGGCGTCGCCCGGGCTCTGCAACGACACGTTCAAGATCAACCACACGCCGGCCGCCGCCGCGCAGGCCACGATCTCCAAGGCCGCGCTCGCGGGCGTGTCGAACGTCGCGCTCCGGTGCATCGCGACGATCTCGGCGGGCGCGACCGCCCAGACTCCGATCCTCATCAACCTGCGCGACGGAGCGACCGGCGCCGGCACCGTCATGGCGTCGTGGGCGGTCTCGGTCCCGGCCAACACGTCGTACACGCTCGACACCGGAGCGAACGGCGGCGCCTCGCTCTTCCTCGCCGGCACCGCCAACACCGCGATGACGCTGGAATTCTCCGGTGCTGGCGTCGCGGCGTCGCAGGAGACGGTCTCGCTGATCGGGATCGGCGTCCAGTAGGAGGCGGCCCGTGAAGCGGTCCGAGTTCGCGAAGATCCTCTCGACACTGCTCGTCGCGGCCTGCTTCGCCACGGTCGCGCTCGTGGCGTCGGGCCGCGACGGCAACGTGAAGATCCCGAACGGAATGCAGGAGTGCGGCGGGATCTTCAAGTCGTCGCCCGGCACGATCCCGGACGGCGGGTTCGACACGCTGCACCTCGACTCCGCCGGCAACCTCAAGATCGTGGCGGTCGGCTCGGGCGTCGGCTCGGCGTTCCGCGTCGCGACCTACGACTACGCGTTCAACTTCGCGGGCGTCAACGGCGTCTGCCTCCAGGTGCAGGGCTCCGGCACGAAGCTCGTGAGGATCAAGCTGGTGTTCGTCAACCCGAGCGCGACCGACACGCTCACGCTCAACGTGTGCTCGTCGGCCGCGACCGCCGGCACGTCGCAGACGCTCACCGCCGGCTCGCACGACTCGACCGACGCGGCGGCGACTGCCGTGGTGAAGACGTTCACGGTCGCGCCGACGCCCGGCACCTCGATCGCCGCGATCACGCCGACGCTCGCGCTGACCTCGTCGAATTTCGCGACCGTCACGTTCGGCGACAACGGCACGAAGGAAGTGACGCTCAACGGCTCGTCGCAGTTCTTCACCGTCACCGGCAACGCCGCCGCCACGCTCGTCGGCGGCCTCTCGATCACGGAGGAGTAGCGTGAGCAGGTCGCGCGTCGGCAACTTCGTCACCGCGCTCGCGTGGTCGCTCGCGTTCGTCGCGGCGACCGAGGCGGGCGTCGTCGTGTCGGGAGGTGGCGGCTCGAACTTCTGGCAGCGGGTCTCGACCACGATCTCGCCGCTCACGGGTGGCGACAACCTCTCGGTTCCAGGCTCCGGCGCGAACAGCGAGAAGTACGGATCTGGCGCGACGGCGAACGGTAACTCGGGAGCCGTGGCGCTCGGAAACAGCACGCACGCCAATGGAGTCGCTAGCACCGTGGTCGGAGGTTTCGCTACCGACGCAGGATTCGCGTCATGCGTGCTGCTCGGTCAGGGCACAATCGCGACCTCTACGGGACAGGCGATCTTCGGCGCCGCGAGCACCGTCACGCCGACGACCGACTACTACTTCGGCGGCTACGTGTCGCAGAGCCCTGCGGCGGCGAACGTCACGCTCCGAGGCGGCGACTTCCCGGGGTCCGGTTCGCCTGGCTCGTCGATCACCGTGCAGGGAGGCGGCGGCGGCACGTCCACGTCCAACGGCGGCACCGCGACCCTGAAGGGTGGCGCGGCCGGAACGACCAGCAACGGGGGCGACGCCACCGTCCAAGGAGGAGCGCCAATCGACGGCAACGGTGGATCGGTCAGCCTAACCGGGGCGGCCGGGGTCGGAACGAACAGGAGCGGAGGCAACGTCTCGATCACGGCTGGTAACTCTACCGGGTCAGGAACCGCTGGAAATATCACGGTCTCGGCGGGCACCACGGTCGGCGGCAACGCCGGAATCGTTCAGATAGCAGGAGGCCAGTCAGGATCCGGAGGAGTCCCTGGCAGCGCGTCTATCAAGGGTGGCGCCTCCACCACGGGGCTCGGCGCGAGCGGGTCGGTCTCCGGCGGCCAAGGAAACACTGGCGGCGGAACAGCCCAGATCGTAGGCGGTGGCTGCAACGGTCTAGGGCCCGGCGGCGACTGCTTCATTACCACCGGCGCAGGTGGCACGACGAACGGCGCGAGCGGCAACGTCACGATTCAATGTGGCTCCGTCACGTCTGGCGCCGGCGGGAACATCTCGATCACCAGTGGAGCGTCGGCAGCCGGGAACAACGCCGGAGGAACCTTCACAGCCAAGGGAGGGGGCAGCGCTGGCTCGGCGGCGGGCGGCACCGCGACCGTCCAGGGAGGCGCCGGAGGGTCGACTGGGGTCGGCGGCACCACTGTCGTGAAGGGAGGCCCTGGCGGCTCGACCTCCGGCGCTGGAGGCGACGCCAACGTCGTCGGTGGTGTCCCGGTCGATGGTGGAGGAGGAAACGCCAGCTTGCAGGGCGCGGCCGGAGTCGGAACGAATAGGACCGGAGGGCAGGCTGTCGTATCTGGAGGAACCTCGACCGGAAACGCTGCGGCCGGCGACGTGGCGGTGAGTGCTGGCGCCGCACCCTCGACTGGTTCCGGCGGGAACGCGAGCCTCAACTCCGGCGGCTCGACTTCGGGCACCGCTGGCTCGGTCACTATCTCCACCGGGGTCGGCGGCGCCGGCAACGGAACCGGGATCAACCTTCAGTACGCGACTGTGAACACGTTCTCTGTCTTCGGCGCTCCTACCGCGAGCGCTCCGAATGCGACGGTCAAGATCTGGGGGATCAACGGCAGTACTCTCGCCATTGGCGTGCTGCACAACAACGTCACGACGAACGCCGGAACTTCGGTCAATCTCGCGTCGAGCGTCCCGGCCGGGTCGCAGATCAATGCCGTCACCTACCGGATCACCACGACCGTGACCGGAGCTACGGGCAACGTGCAGCTTCAGGACGCTGGTGGAAACGTCTACTTGAGCCAGGGCACGCTCACGGCCGGAACGACGGCGATCGGCGGTAGCCACGGCACCGCTCCCGGTGCCTGGTTTAATAATTACTACAACGCGTCGAACACGTTCAAGATCGTCTCGACCGTCGGAACGTTCAGCGCTGGAGTGGTTGAGGTCGAGATCTACTACAGCACGATAACCGCCCCGTCCTCGTGAGCCTGATCGAGCTACTCCGCGAAGAGGCGCCGGGCGTCGAGGAGATCGGCGACGCGATCGAGGCGTTGGTGCGCGCACGTGTCAAGACCGACGAGCAGGGCGCGCGCCGCGCCCTCGCCAAGCTCTCGGAGCTGCTCTCGAGGCTCGCGGCCTGCGCCGACCTCGCCGGGCGCGTCGCGGTCCGCACGCTCGTCCGAGGTCCGCGGCCCGAGAGGTTCGCGAGCTTCGTCGCGGGCGAGGTCCTGCCCGCCCACATCTTCGCCGACGCGCTCGAGGACCTGCTTGCGCGCGACCCTCAGGCCGCCAGCTCTCTCGAGCGAGGCGCCGAGGAGATGCGCGAGCTGTACGGAGGCCGGCGCGACCCGACGACGCGCGAGATGCTCTACCCGCACGGCTTCGGCCTTGCGCTCTCGCTCGACGAAGAGGTCACGCGCCGCGTGAAGGGCGTGGTCGCGAACGTCCTGCGCGGCCGCGTCGACCCGCCGCGAGCGGCCGAGCTGGTTCGCGACATGGGCGACTGGACCCGCAGCTACGCGGAGAACGTCGTCCGCACGAACGTAGCGACCGCCTACTCGGCCGGTCGGTTCCGCGAGGCTCGAGTGCTCGCCGACGAAGGCGTCGCGATGGGGTTCGAGTTTCAGACCGCGGGCGACACCGACGTGCGACGCGGCCGCGCGCAGGACAACGGAGAGAACCATCGCGCGATGGACGGCATCCGCGCGCGCGAGGATGATCCGGTCTGGCAGCAGTTCGCGCCGCCGCTCGGCTACCAGTGTCGATGCCTGCTCACGCCGGTCGTCGGCGGGCCCTGGACGCGCAACGCCCTGCGGACCGCCCTCGCGCGCGGCGCGCGCGCGGCCCCCGGCTTCGGCGGCCGCCCCGATCGCCGCTCCTGAAAGCGAGCGCGCCCGGCAATCTTCCGGGCGCGCTCTGGGGATAGTGAAAGGGGGTATTGGCTCCCGCAGATTAGATGGGCTGTGCTCCGTTGGGAAGGGGCAGGTCGCCCTCGCGGTCGATGACGGTCTTGGTTTGGTCGAATTCGACCCGCACCTTCTGCCCGGGGCACGGCACGCGCGTCGCCTCGACCTCGCGGCCGAAGACGCAGAGGATGTCGCGCTCGCTGAGCAGCCGGTAGTCCTGGTCGTCGAGCCGCATCTCGTAGCCGCTGGCGGTCGGATAGGCGACGATGTCGCCGACCCGCACGGCCGGCGGATGGACACCGTGCTCGTGCAGGACGACCGAGCCACTGGTGCCGGGCAGCACGTTGATGTCGACCTTAAGGCCGGGCCCGACCGCGAGCACGACCCCGTAGGTCGCGCGCTCGGCCTTGCGGTTCTGGGGCAGGATGAGCCCGCCCTTCGTGCGGTCGTCCTCGCCGGCCTTGAACGGCTTCACCAGCAGGTTGTCGCGCAGCGGGCTCATGTCGCGCGGCAACAGGTCGTGCAGCGGGTCGAACTTGCTCGCCTCGATCGCGGCGCGAACCTGGTCGCACGGCGCGAGGTCCTCGAGCTGGTCGGTCACGGGGTCGCTTCCTCCTTCTCGTCGTCCTGGTTCTCGTCGAACGTCTTAGCGTAGTCCTCGCGCGCCGCCTGCATCGACTTGTCGATGTCGTCGAGCATCTCGTCCTCGATCTCGACGAGCGCGCGGGCCTTCAGACCGAGCAGCTCGATGTGCGCGGCCTTGAAGCGCGCGCGCATCCTCTCGACCGCCGGACCGTGGTTTGTCTCGGCCGTGATGCGGTCGAATATCTTGCAGTTCTCGTCGACCGAGAGGATGAGGTTCGTGAGCAGCCGGTTGAACAGATGCTTCGGCGGCATCTGCGGCTGCTGGACCATCCGCGGCGGCGGTCCCTGACGCAGCAGTCTCGCCAGCTCGGCCTGACTCATCTCGGGTCGGTTCTCACGGCGTCCCATGCTTCATCTCCTTCGCGCGCTTTTTCAGGAAGCGACGCAGGGCCTCGCGCACGACCCCGCTCTTCCCGTCTCGGATGCCGTGGTGCTCGAGTCGCCGGAGCGCTTCGCTCTCGAGCCGCTCCAGCTCGGTCAAGGTGAGCCGGACGCGGATCTCGTGGGCCAGCCGCTCGGTCGATTCGCTCACGCCGACAAGCCTCCTACACCGTCGCCCTTCCTCGATACCCGAAGCCTGCGCCAAGTTCCACGCGTGACGAACGCGACCATCGAGCCTGCCGAGAAGCTTCAGCTCGCCACGCAGTACCGCGTGACCGACGAAGCCGACGGCTCGGTCGTGATGCACGACGTCCCGCTCTTCGCCGAGTCGGATGCGCCGGAGGGCTGGGACCAGAGCATCGGCGTCGGCCGCTTCGGCCTCTCGTGGTTGAAAGAAGACGTGCGCATCGCGAAGAGCCAGGCCGGCTACTTCGCGCCGATGCACTTCGGCCACCACGACCCCGATACCCCGACGAAGGATCGCGAGCGCGCCGGCAAGTTCACGCGCGACTACGTCGCGCTTCGGCTCGTCCAGGGCTCGCCGATGTGGGTCTCGTTCGGCCGGCTCATCTTCGACTCGCGCTCGACCTACGACCGCGCGCTCCGGCAGTTCCCGTATCGCTCGGTCGAGATCGTGCCGCGCAAGCCGCGCGAGATCAACTCACTCGCGCTCCTCAGTGACCACGCACCGTTCCACCGGTTCCCGGAGCTGAAGAGCTTCGCGGCCGATGAGACCGATCACATCGACCCTTGCTGGTTCGCTGCCGAAGGCGAGGCGACCGCCTACTTCGGCGCGACGTGGAGGCCGCTCATGGCGATGGGAACCGTCAACGACAAGTCTCCCGCCGGCTCGGGCGACCCCGACAAGCCGTCGACCAAGACGCCGCCGGTCAACCAGGCGGCCGAGGCCGAGGCTCAGGCCGGCTCGGACGCCGAGGGCGAGGGCGAGTCGGGCGGCGACGAGAAGGTCCCGCCCGCCGAGGCCGAGGCCGAGTCGGAGGGCGACGGCGGCATGGGCGACGACGACGCCTCGCCCATGACGAAGAAGGAGGGGCGTGCCATCTACGCGCTCCTGACGAAGATCGCGGAGGCGACCTCGGGCGGCGGCAGCGCGAGCGTGCAGGAGAAGCCGCCGGCCCGCGCGCCGGTCGTCGCGGCGCACGCGCAGGCCGACGAGGCGCTCGCCAAGGCCGAGGCGAAGAACGACGTCCTCGCCGACAAGATCGAGCGCATCGAGCGCAAGATGAAGCGCGACGCGCTCGCGGTCCAGTTCGCGGCCGAGATGGCGCCGTTCGGCCGCGCTCGCCAGCAGGCCGCGCTCGAGAGGCTCGACGACCCGAAGCGCGGTCCCAAGGTCGCGCGCGCCTACGTCGACGCCGTGAAGGAGTCGGGCACCCCGATCCCGCGCGGCACGCCGAAGACGCTGCAGCGCGACGCGAACGAGCCGAAGGAGGTCGCGGCTTACGCGGCGCTCGGCCCCGACAAGCACAAGCAGGCGCGCGAGGCGGCGTCCGAGTACGCGGCGAACCCGATGTTCCAGTCGGTGTCGCTCGAGGACCACATCAAGTACGCGGTCGGCGGGCCGGGCGCGTTCCGGGCGCAGTAGTCACCGACGCCCCCGGGCGTCGCGTAGGAGGCAACGACGATGGCTCTCGCAACGGCACCGATCATCTGGAAGTCTCGCGACAACGGGCAGTACACGACCGAGCGCTACCCGATCCTGAGCGGCACGCAGCTCTACGAAGGGCAGTACGTTCAGCTCGACTCGGGTGGTTTCCTCAAGCCCTACGCGGCCGACGCGGCGGGCATCGCGGGCGCGCGCGTGCTCGGCCGAGTCCTCCCGACCAAGAAGGACGTGGACGCGGCCATCTACCTCAAGGGCGACACCACGCTCTCGCCGAACCCGGCCGCGATCGTCTTCACCGGCTCCGAGATCCTGGAGGGTGTGTCGGTCGTGGGCGCGGCGTCGCAGGCGTCGGTCGGCCTGGAGGTCTACCTCGACGCCACCGGCACGCAGGGCGACCGCGTCTTCACGACTACGTCGACGACGAACGGCAAGCAGGTCGGGGTCATCACCGCCTGGAAGGGCGGCACCACCTGCGACATCAAGATCTACAGCTTCCAGGAGCGCCTGCGCGCCTAGTAGGCGCACGAAGGAGACTGAATCATGCCCTCTGGTGCGATCTCTTCGGCGGTCCAGCTCCTCGAGCGCGGCGCGAACCCGCGTTACCGGGCAGCGTACGACCGCAACTACGAGGCGGCGCTGGCTCGGCTCGGCAAAATCATGGAGCTGAACGTCCCGAGCCAGAAGTCCATCGAGCTGTTCCCCTACATGCTCGCGATGCCGCACGCGAGGGCATGGCCCGAGGGGCAGGCGATCCCGGAGGGAGCGGGCGTCTCGCGCTCCTTCACGGTCGTGAACCGCCCGTGGGGTCTGCGGCTGCCGGTTCGCGAGTCGGACGCGATGACGTTCGACCAGGTCAACTACCTGCTCACGTCGGTTGGGCAGGGCGGCAAGTCGACCGCGTGGATTCCCGAGCGCGTCGCGTTCCAGTTCATGCTCGGCTCGACCGACCTCGACCTGATCCCTGCGGTCCCGAACGCCGCGGATGGCGCCGCGATGTATTCGACGACCGACGGCTCGGGCGCGAACCGGTTCAACGTCGCGCTCGGCAACCTGCCGCCCAAGTCGGGCGTCGGCTCCGGCACCGCGATCATCACCGACCTGACCGGCGCGATCGGTCAGGGTCGGCAGTTCCAGGACGGGCAGGGCCAGCCGCTCTGGTCGGAGGACATCTTCGACAGCGAGATCCTCATCATCGCGCCCGCGAAGGACGAGCTGGTCTTCCAGAGCGCGTTCGCACAGAAGTACGTGTTCCAGCAGAACGTCGCCGGCACCTCGGCGGCCGCGCCGTCAAACCTCATCCTCGACGCCAGCTACAAGGTCTCGCTCTGGCTCACCGCGCGTATCACGAACGACAAGTGGTTCGTGTGGCTCACGGGCGCGCCCGCGAAGGCGCTGGTCAACACGCTCGCGAGCCCGGTCCGTTACCTCTTCAAGACCCCGGAGAACAGCGACTGGTGCTCGACGTTCCGCACCATCCTGCTCCAGTGGGACTGGATCGCCGGCTTCGGTATCGGCGAGGTCTACCAGACGCTCAAGATCGACAACTAGCACCGCAGTAGTGATGTAACGGTAGCGGGGTGGAGCAGCCAGGTAGCTCGCCGGGCCCATAACCCGGAGGTCGCCGGATCCAAGCCGGCCCCCGCGATGAAGGAGCTGAACGCGTGCCTGCGACTGGGAACCTGACGAAGAGTGCGGCCGAAGAGGTCATGGCGAAGCTCGCGGAGCGTCGCGACAAGACCCCGGCTCTCACCGCAGCCGACGCGGTCGCGCGCGCGGTCCATCGGAACGACGGGAAGCGCAAGGTCTGGATCGGCCTGAAGGGCGAGTATCCGGCCGACTCCGCGACGTTCGGCGGGCTCGAGTTTCAGAAGGTCTCGGAGATCGTGACCGGGAACGACCGCCGGCCGTGCGTCGGCAAGGTCCTGGAGGTCACGCCCGAGCAGCTCGAGGAGGCGCTGGTCGCGGCCGAGCACACGCTGCTGCGCGGCATCCCCTCGCCGACGAACCCGCGCCGATGGGACGAATTCTCGACGCGGTCCGACTCGCTCGTCGGTCGGCGCGGCGTCCTGCCGACCGACCGGCCGGTCTTTGTGAGGGCTCGGCTCGACGGCGTCACCGACCCCGACGAGCGCAAGCGCATCGCCGACGAGGCCGAGGAGCGCTCGCTCATCTTCGTGCGCGAGCCGGTCGAGCAGTCGCACACTCCGCGCACGCAGGAGGAGATGCTCGAGCGCATCCGCGCGGATCTCGAGGCGAAGCAGAAGGCGCTGCAGGCCAAGCTCTCGATCGGACCCGACGCGCCTCCGCCCCCCTACGCGGGCGGCCCGTCGCTGCCCGCCGACCCCAAGGCCGGCGGCAGCTCGACCAAGGTTCAGGACGGCCTCGCGACCGACCTGAAGATTCCGACCGAGCCGACGCCGGAGGTCCGGCGCGCGATGGGCAAGGCGCGCGACAAGGGGCTGCGCGTGACGCCGCTCGGCGAGGTCGCGCCGCCCCAGGAGTAACCGATGAAGCTCGCCGTCCGCGACCGCACGATCGAGAACCCGCTGTCCGGCTTCGCGTGCTCGTTCGGCGCGACGTCCGACGGCCGGCTCATCCTTCCGGCCGCGCTCGCGGCCGGCGACGTCGTGATGTTCCGGCGCGACGACCGCGTCATCCCGATGCGCTTCACGTCGGTCGAGGCCGACGCAGTCGAGGTCGAGCGCGCGCCCGACCCCCCGACCGTCCCGGGCGACCCGGAGCGGAAGGCTAAGTTCCTGGACGACGCGGCGAAGGCGGCGGCCAAGCTCGCGGAGGACGCGCGCGATGCCGAGGCTTCGGCGAAGGCGGGACTCGACGCGGCGGCCAAGCTCCACGCCGAGGCGGCGGCGGCCGAGCACGAGGCGGCGGTCGCGCTCGACGCGGCTGGCGCGGGGCTGCGTGACGCGCTCGACGCTTCGGACGCGGCGAAGATCGGGCTCGCGCTCGCGAGCGACCTCGAGACCAGGGCGCGGGGTGCGGCGCAGGCCGCGCACCGCGATGCCGGGGCATCGCACAGCGCGAGCATGGCGGCGGCCGCGCGCGTCAAGCTGCTCAAGGCCGAGCTGGTCGACGCCGAGGTCGACTCGGAGGCGGCCGACAACGCGGCCGAGGCTGCGCTCGATGTCGAGGCGGCGGCGCTCAAGGCGGTCGAGGTTGCGGCCGAAGCTCGCAAGGCCGCGGGCGAGAAGTTCGATGCGGCGGCGGTCGACGTCACCAACGCGGTCCAGGCGCGGTCGGCGGCGCAGGAGTCGGCGCGCGCCGTCGCGCTGGTCGCCGAGGGCAAGCGCATGGCCTGCCGCCAGGCGCAGGGCTTCCTCTACGCGCGCGCGAACGAGACGAGCGTGCGGCGGCAGCAGGCCGACCAGGCGCGCCAGGACGCCGATGACGCGGCGAGCGCGGCGGCAGCCGCGAAGGCGGCGCAGTAGATGAGCACGCGCCTCGCGATCGTCGACGGCCACATCGGATGCGTGGTCGAGCCGCTCCCGGGCGGCATCCCCGAGCCCGGCGGCACCGGCCTCACGCTGGTGCGCGCGGCCGCGGATGGTACGGACGAGAGGTTCGAGTGCGGTCCCGGACACGACCCCGGACGGCACGTCCTGCCCGAGGATGTGCGGGTCGGCGACGTGCTGGTCTTCCGCCGTGGCGCCCGGACGGCCAGGGCGGTCGTGTCGGGCCTCGAGCACGCGACGCCCGAGCCCGCGGCCTCGACGCCCGAGCGCGACGCGGCGGCCGCCCAGCTCCAGCTCGCGAAGAGCTACGCGCAGGCGTGCGCGGCGCGCGAGACCGCGGCGCGCGCCGATGTCGAGAAGGCGAAGGCGCTGTCCGACGCCGCGCAGCTCGCGGTCGAGGACGCGGCGAAGGCGCTTGGCTCGCTCGTCGTGCCCGCGCCCGAGCGCGAGCCGATGGTGCTCGAGGTCGAGGTCGGGGCGACCGCTCTGCCGCAGCCGGTCGCGCCGCGCTGCTCGTACTGCCGCGACATGCCCGCGCCGGCCGAGCGCGTGGTCTGCAGCCGGTGCCTCGCGCTCTACCACCGGCTCTGCTGGGAGTCCGACGGGATGAAGAAGACCTGCGACTGCGGCTGCACCGTCGTGCTCGAATCGCCCTCGCCCGTCGCGACCGTCAAGGTCACCGATCTGCACAGCGGGGTGACCGAGTGAGCCTGCTGACCGAGTGGCAGGTCCGCATCCCTGCGCCGCGTCAGGTCTCGCTGACGAACAGCGACCTCACGTCGGTCGGTGGCGGCGTCAACATGACGGTCCTGAACGCCGCGGTCGCCGACACGAAGAGCGAATTCAAGACGATCACCGGTCAGGCGCTCGACGACGTGACGCCGAACCCCGACCACATCGCGGCCGGCATCATGGGCGTGACCTGCTTCCTGACCTCGTACGGCGCGGCCGGCCCAGACTACGTCGAGAAGATCCTGGCGCCGTTCAAGACCCGGTGCGCTCGGCTCGCGGTCCTGCTGTCCAGGTCGACCTCGAAGCTCACGCCGAGCGACCCCGACACGTCGGGCGGCCTGGTCCGGCCCGACTTCGACCCCGACGTCATGGGCGGGCTCGTTCCGAACCAGCCGGGCGGCGGCCGCCCGAGCCCGTTCCCGAGGTTCAACTAACATGCCGCCCGGCGCGCTGAGCGTGCTGCGCGGTCGGTTCGAGCGGCCCGAGCTGGCGATGCGGGCGGCCGGCGCGCTGCTCGTCGGCAAGGCGCAGCGCTCGTTCCGCGCGCAGCGGCGCGGCCGCGTCCAGTGGCCCGAGCGCGGCGCGCCGAACGTCGCCGGCATCCTCTCGGACATGAACGCCGGCCGTGAGCCGCCGTCGCGCCGGTTCGAGGCTCGGCCCGCGCTCATCGACACCGGCAACCTGCGCCGGTCGATTCACTTCATCGTGTCGGGTCCCGACCGCATCACGCTCATCGCGAGCGCGACCTACGCGAGCCAGCACGAGCGCGGCGGCACCAGCACGCAGCCGGTCACGCGCGCGGCCATCCGCAACCTCACCGACTTCCTGCGGAGGCGGCGCGACCTGCGACCGCGGCTCGGCTTCCTCTTCAACCTCTACCGGACCGGCCAGCCGCTCAGGACGAACATCCCGCGCCGGCCGTTCCTCATGCCGACCGCCGAGGACCTCGCAGAGGCTCGGCGCGTCGTTCGTCGAATCCTGATGGGCGGAGGCTAGGCCATGGTGACCGAGGCGCAGGCCATCACGCAGTTCAAGGACGTCATCAGGATCTTCAAGAACGCGAAGAACTACACCAACGTGAACGGCTCGAATCTCGCGGCCGACCTCGACACGCTGCGCGCCGACCTCCAGGGCGAGGACGTGATGGATCTGGAGGCGTCGGTCGCGGGCGTGCGCTCGCAGGCCGGCTGGTGGAGCGAGCGCGGGCTCGGGCCGAACTTCGCGCTCCAGGCGCTCCGCACGTGGGCGCGCGTCGTCTCGACCGAGGTTCCGAAGCTCGACCAGGCCGCGATCCTCGCCGCGATCTACGCGCGCATGATGGTCTCGGCTGACCGCATCGCGTCGCGCGTCTTCACGCGCGGTACCCCGAGCTACGTCGCGGGTCCTGGCGGCACCGCGAACGGCTCTCTGCTCCGGCTCAACACCGACGAGCGGAACATGCCGATCGAAAACTCCTTCACGGAGCAGAAGGTCCTCCGCTGCATCAACGACCAGAACACCGGGGTCCAGAAGCACGCCGAGGTCTTCCAGATGTCGGGCGCGACGCCGACGCGCGACGCGGTCCCGGTCATCGGCGGCTCGGGCGTCGGCACCACGCTCACCGCGTTCCACGCGGGCAATTCGTTCCTGACGAACGCGAGTTTCTCACAGTTCGGAGGCACGACGGCCTCGCCCACCAGCATCACCGGATGGACCCCGACCACGTCCATCAACAACTTCGCGATGGACCAGGCGAACTTCTACCGAGGCTTCCCGGGCGACACGACCCCGACCTCGGTGAAGATCAAGGCGAACGACACGCTCACGCAGCTCATCAGCGCGCGCAACACGAACCTCTTTCAGAAGAGCAACAGCCCGCTCTACCTGCAGGTCGCGTGGAACCGCGCGGTCAACGGCTGCGACGGCACGCTCACGATCACGATGGGCTCGCAGACCGTGAACGTCGTGATGGCGGCGCAGACCGGCTGGAACATCCTCAAGATCCCGCTCGACCAGAATAGCTGGTACCGAAACAACCTCGCGCAGGACTACCCCATCAAGATCGCGCTCTCGGGCTCGACGACGTTCGGCCTGCTGGTCGACGACGTGATCTTCGGCCCGATGACGCAGATCGATGGCGGCTGGTGGTTCCTGGTCGGCGGTTCGACGCCGTTCCTGAAGGACGACGTCTTCAACATCACCGACACCGCGACCGAGAGCGTCATCCAGAACTTCCTCTGGCGGTTCTTCGGCGCCTACCTGCCGTCCTCGACGGCCGGCGGCATCACGATCGCGGACCCGTAGACCATGGCGACCGAGGACCTCGGCAGCCTCATCCGCGCGCCCGGCCGACTCATCGTCGGTGCGACGAGCTTCTCCGCGCCGCCGTTCTACGGCGGCCAGCAGCTCGGGCTCGTGAAGGACCTGCTGCTCCGGCCGCGCCGCTCGACGATCGAGATTCCGGCCGAAGAATTCGGCGGCGAGATCGTCGAGGAGATCGACCTGCGCGAGTCATGGACCATGACCTGCGCGCTCCGCGGGCTGGACGGCGACGCTCTGAACGCGGTCTTCGCCTCGACCTCGATCGGCGCAAGCTCAGGGCTGCGGTTCGTCGACTTCCCCGCCGCGTCGAACTTCTACGCGCGCCTGCTCTCGACGACCGCGACCGGCTGGCTCTTCGTGCCGGACGACGTCGACCGGATGTACGCGGTCTGGTTCCCGGCCGGCTACGCGTACGTCGACGAGGAGGCATCGATCGCGTGCCAGCTCCACGAGGAGGGCGTCATCTCGGTCGTCGTGAAGGGACTGAGGCGCGCGAGCGACAACCGGCAGACCCAGTGGGGTCTCCTGGAGGACCTGACGCCGTGAGCTGGCTGCGCAAGATCGCGAAGCTTCCGCCGGCCTCGGAGATCGCGCCCGAGGACCAGGGCGTCGCGCTCGCGGTCCTCGCGAAGGCGGCCGAGTGCTTCCTGCTGGTCGGGACGGTCGGGCCCGACGACTACGCGCAGCTCGATGCCGACGAGCGTGCGGCGCTCACGGTCGCGGGCATCACGCTGCGGAAGACGTTCGCCGCGGACATCGGCATCGCGCTCCAGGGCGCGGCCGGCGCGGCGGCCGTGCTCGCGGCGGTCGACGGCGGGCGAGCGGCTACGCGGGTCGCGCTCCAGGGCGCGGCCGCGCGCGCGGAGCGTGGCCCGTGAACGCGTGGCAGGTCCTCCGCCAGCTCCGCTACCTGATCCAGCTCGCGACCTGGCCCGACGCTCCGAACGACCCCATCTTCCAGCCGAGGTCGGTGGTGCTGACTGCGGCCGAGGCCGAGGGTCTCTTCGGCGAGACCTCGACGCCCGTGTGCGGGCTCGCGCCGCTCGACGCCGAGCACGACGACCAGGAGCCGCGCATCGTGACGCACCGGTTCCGCATCGCGATTCTCGCATCGGTCCCGGGCTCGAGGATCGGCGCGGCGTCGCTGGTCGGCGGCGCGCGCGGCGCGAGCGGCGCGGGCGCGAGCGCTGGCCGCGGAGTCCTCGAGCTGGAAGAGCCGGTCATGCAGGCCGTCGGCCGGCTCAATCAGACGAGCGGCGTGCGGCTGCAGGCGAAGAGCAAGGGCGTGAGCGAGACCGTCTACGTCGAGGCGCTCGGCATCTGCTCGCAGCGCTCGCTCGTGCT